CGCGAACACTCGATAGGATTCCAGTATATACAGGACAAAATTAAATTCGTTGAGGACGCTAACGTAAACGGGGGAGGTTACTACGAAATTAACGAGGTGAAATTATTTGAGGGTTCGGCAGTAACTTTTGGTGCGAATGAATACACGGAGGTCGTTTCTGTAAAGAGTGCCGAGGACAAAGCCGAACAATTATTCAAAGTAAAAACAGGAATCGAAAAAACTATAAAAGCGTTGACCAGTGGAACGTACTCGGACGAGAGGGGTTACCAGTTGGAAATGCGATTAAAATACTTAAACGACCAGTTGGTTTTACTCGCTCAGGCGGAGCCGTTCGTAAAAGAACACTCAAAAGTTGAAAGCGAGCCAAAGGTAAACGGGTTCGATTGGGGTGCCGTAATGAATGGTATAAGCGCAGGAATCTAAATTTTATTAATCTAAAAACAAAAAACGTTAAAATGGAAAATTTAACACCGGAGCAAGTTGTGGAAAAATTAAACACAATGTTCGCAGAGAAAGCGTCAGGAATGGCAAAAAGCGAGGATTTAAACGCTATTAAGTCCGAATTAGGTAAATTGGCTACACTCGAAACTAAAAGCGCCGCTATCGAGAGCGCAATCGCTAAGTTCGAAGGACAGTTGGAAGCGATGAAAGAAAGCGCTAAAAAAAGTTCTACGCCAGTTGCAAAGAATCTACGTGAGGCAATCAATTTAGAAATCGCCGAAAAGCACGCAGAAATCGTTGATACGGTTATCGGTAAGGGTAACAAATTCAATTTATCAGTTAAGACCGACACGACTATTACAGGCGATTATACGGGTAATATTGCGTTGTCTACTTTGGAGCCGGGAGTAAATACAATCGCTCGACCTATCCGTAGAATCATGGAGATTTCGAACGTAGGTACAACGGCAAGTAAATTCGTTACTTACATTCAACAAACGACAGCGTCTACGACTGGATTCGTTGCCGAGGCGGTTGCAAAAGCAAACGGACAGGTTGCGTATCAAGAGGTATCGGTACAGGTTAAAAAGGTTGCCGGATTTATCAAAGTATCAAAAGAAATGCTATCGGATTTAGCGTTCGTACAATCGGAAATCAATACCGATTTGATGGCGGAAGTTATGCAAGATATTGACAACGGACTAATCAACGGAACAGGTGCGGGTGCGACTTTGGACGGTGTATTGAATAACGCTACCGTTTGGTCGGCTGGTACGTTCGCAGGTGCGGTGCCAAATCCAACCGTAATCGACGTATTGCGAGTTGCAAAATCACAGGTCGAAGGACTTAATTTTACGCCTACGCATATCGTATTACACCCGTCAGACGTTGCTAAAATCGAATTAAGCAAAACGAATACAGGTGAATATACTTACCCGAATTTCGCAGTTGGAATCGCTCCGAATATGCAGTTGTCAGGATTAATTATCGTTCCGTCTACAAACATGGTTGCCGATAATTTCGTTGTTGGGGATTTCTCTAAATTCCATATCCGAGTTCGTGAGGGCGTTAATATTCAAGTTGGTTACGAAGGTGACGATTTCGCTCGTAACATGGTATCAATTTTAGCGGAGGCACGTTTGTGTTCATTCGTTAAAGCAAACGATACAGGTGCGTTCGTTGCCGGTGATTTTACCACGGCTATCGCAGCGCTTTAATAATTAATTAAATTCACGCAAAATGAGTGAGCAAAAAAGACGTAAAGGAAAATTAGCCGACAAAGAATTCAAAGTATCAATCGATACAGATAAATTCGATGCGGTTGTGAGTAATGACGAAACTGGATTTAAGGCCGAAATTGATACGCCTCGCGTAGATATTCACGTTGAAAAAACGGACGATAAATTCGTTTTAGATATCGAGGTCGATGACGACAAGGAATACCAAATCGTCGGAACTGGTAAGGACGGAAAAATGCCGAGGGGTACAATCTGGAGGGTTACCGGTGCGATGCTTAAAATTTTTCTTAAAAAAGGTTTTGCGAAACTTAAAAAATAATTAAACTATGTTAGTTAGTATTTCGGATTTTACTGGTAAATATAAACTACATACGGGAACGTATGTACAGGCCGATATTCAGGCGTATATCGATAAATACGAGCCACGATACCTACGGGAATTGTTTGGTGCGGATTTGTATGCGGATTTTATATCGGATATTGACCAGCAAACCAACGAACCAAAATCACCGAATTTTCAGTTCGTTTTTAATCCCTTTGCCGTTGACCAAGCGTTATTCGTTATGTTAGTGAGCGAGGGGATTAAAGAAATGCTACTCGGGTTTATTTATTTCGAATACGCCAAAGATTTAACGAACCAGATGACGCCTTACGGCAACGTACAAAACAAATCCGAACTAAGTAATAATGTGACGTCCTTAAATTCAATGATGTGGACGCGATACAATGAGTCGGTTAAAACGTTTAGTGCGATACGTGACTGGATTTTTCTAAACAGGGATACGCCAGCGGGACAGGGTATAGACGGAGGGGTGCAAATTACGGCTGCGGGAACTGGTTATACGGGAGCGGGTAACGTGATTCCTACGCCTTTGAGCGGTATCGTTTTGAGTTTATCAGTAGATAATATCGGAACAGGATATACGACCAATAACGGCGTGGCAACGAGCGGAGGTAGTGGCACAGGTTTAACGGTGGATTACGTAGACGATGGAGCGGGCGGAGTGCTATCGGTAACGATTGATAATTACGGAAGCGGTTACAAAATTGGGGACGTGGTTACAATTATCGACGGGAACGACGACGCTACTTTGACGATAGACGATGCGAGCCAAATTATAACCGGCACAGGTTTAAAGGTAACCTACACGGCGCAAGGTATCGGCGAAATCGTAAACACTACTTTAACGGCTGCTGGTACTGGTTACACGACAGCGACTCAAGTGCCAACGACAGGCGGTGGCGGTAACGGTTGCGTTGTGAATATTCAGGACGATGGAGCGGGTGGAGTGCTATCTTTGACGATTGCCGATGGGGGCACGGGTTACTCAGTTCTCGACGTTTTGACAATCGATGCGGGGAATCAGGACGCTACGTTCGTAGTTGCTAACGTGTTGAATGGCGAGGTCGATTTTATATTTATCGTACCAGTGGCGAACGGAGGTATCGGTTACAAAGTTGGCGATTTATTCGGGCTATTGAATGACGGCGATGGGCTATGTACTTTCGAACTGGATTACGTAGGTATCGGCGATTTCACGAAGTATAACGGAGTCGAAAAACTAATGGCGTACTGGATATGACGAATGAGATTTCACAGGTAATAAAGCAAAGTTTATTCGACAATATCGATAACACGGTTGTGGGGGTTTATAATTCTAATTTGGACCGTACAGAAATGTGCGACACTAAGTGGATTAAACCGCTACAAATCGTTACTGATTCCAACGGGGACGAGTACCGTATTTTAACAATCGAGGTCGATGAGTGGGTAACCAGCGAACCAGTGAATCCAGCGAACCAGAATGATTTAACAGGAACGATAACGATACCGGCACCGTATTGGGTAACTGGTACGATGCTGAGTGCGAATCGTGAATGGACGATAGCGAATTCAAATCTGTTAAATAAATTGCCGTTAGTATGGTTGCTCGAGGTTTTAAGAATGAGAAAATTCGGCAACGAAAGTGCGATTGATTTCGACGCGGAGGTGCGATTATTTTTTCTTGACGAAACTAACGCAACGGAATTTTACACGGCAGACCACAGGGCGCAAGTGATGTATCCGATGGAAAAATTATCGGCGGAGTTTATTCGGTGTGTGAATGAAAATAGAAAATTTAAGACGTTAGAGGATTACGAAATAATTACGTTTAGTAGGTTTGGGACCGAAAGGAGGGACGGAATTTTTCAAAATATTCTCGACGCAAATTTAAGTGGGGTTGAATTAAGGGTTCGTTTGATTAAATTCAAAGCGAATTGTAATTGTTAGAATTGTTTAATATTTAAAAATAAATAAAATGTCGGCAGGATGTAATTGCGAAATGGGCTTATCGAATACAGGTCGCCCAAATTGTTTACCGTTACAAAGCGTAACCAGTAAATTAATTTTAGTACCTATTCAAGACAACGCGGGAGCGTATAACAGAATCGACTTAGCGGCAGCGTTGCCGGTATGGGCGAATTTAATTAATGACACAGACGAGTCGCAAAGATGGTATCCGTTACCGACTTTTGAAAACGTTGAGTTACCAAAAGCGGACACGGTATTCGAGGAAGCGAACAGCGGACGTATGGCGTATCTTCGTCAGGGTAAGCGTTCATTTACTGGCGAGTTGTGGGCGTATGATTCTACACCGCAATTTTTAGGTAAATTGGCGAGCGGTCGATGTGTTGAGTTCGGTGCGTATATCATTGATATTAACGGGAATTTAGTAGGTTCAAAAGTAGGTAACTACCTTTACCCGATTCCAGTGGATAACCAATCGTGGGACCCGAAATTTATGTTCTCGACCGATACGACGGTTCAAAAAATCATGTTAGCGTTTGATTTCGACAGATATTTTGACGAGTCTACGATGTGGATGATTACAGCGGACGAGGCGTCTCAAGATTTCAACGAATTAAAAGGTTTGTTAGATGTGAATTTAACTAACTTAATTCAGGTTGCGAACACGTCAGTTACCGTTGAGGCGACTTTCGATTACGGAACAGCGTTGAATCCGTTAAAGTTCAAAGGCGGTTTATTAGCCGATTTTAATTTGTACGATAACACGAATGCTGCGCCGTTTACTATTACTGGAGTAAGTGAGCCAACCGACGGAACGTACGTTGTTTTGGCGTCATTTGTTACTGGTGATTCATACACGTTAAGCGTGGTTAAAGCCGGATTTACCGGTTCGGTTACATTCGTTGCGGTTTAATCGCACGGAGTAATTTCGTTAAAAAGTGGGGCGGGTTTTGTTACTCGCCCTCTTTTTTTTGTCACGATTTTCGATTATAATTGTGAAAAAAATGTCGCAAATATAGGAGATACTTGCGACAGAAAAAACAGAATTTAACCGATTAAACGTACAGATTTATGTACATTTTTTAGACGTTCTTTAGATATTCTTTAGATGTTTTTTAGATATTCTTTAGACATTTTTAAGGAACAAAACGCAAAAAATAAGGGTATAAACTGACAAAATAAGGCGCAAAATAAGGGTAAAACCTGAAAATACGGTATTCGATTTTGAGGTTAAAAAGCGCTGATTTAAGCGATTTTAGTACCTTTGGGGTATACTGATATTAAAAAAATGAGAACGACGGAACGCTTTGTACGTAAGGGTTACAGCGGTAGTAAAAAATAAGTAAAAATTGCGCTAATGGGATTAATGGATACGGAAATCGGCAAGGTTATGAATCGGCTTCGGGTTGGTCAAGCGGAGTATTTATGGCGCAAAGTTTTCTCGGATAAAGAATTCCAAAAATGGATTTTAGATTTAATTCGTATCGACCAGTTGTTCGAACAAGGTATCGATTCGGATGGGGACGTGATAGGATATTATTCGTATTTTACCGAATTAATGAATCCAGAAAAACAGGAGGGCACGCCGTACACGTTAAAGGACAGTGGAGCGTTTTATGAGTCGATGATTTTGTTTATCGGACCAGATTATTTCGAGGTCGATGCCGACCCAATTAAAGTCGACGAACAAACTGGAATGGAGGAAAATTTATTTTATAAATATGGTGAAAATATTATCGGGATTACTGAGGAAAATTTACAAAAACTACGGGAGGAAATCAAAGAAAGGTATCGAGAGGAATTACGGCAATGGTCCGTTAAATAATTACTATACGAGCGTTGATTCGATGCCGTTATATAACTGGATAAAATGTTCGGAGGGCGATTTAACATTTACCAGATTAGGCGAGGAGGGAAACGAGACGGCTGATTTCAATGCGTGGTGCAATTTATACGACGAATATATACGTTCTCACGGCTTATCTAAAAAGTATAAGGAAATACTAAAGGCGATGCGTAAAAAAGCGTTAATCGAGTTAGATTACGCTATTAAAAGGGATAGATTTTCGTTAACTTTGTTAGAGATTGAAAACCAGAATTTAAAAATACTATTCGATAACAACGGACAGGGGGTAAGTATCGAGCAATCGCTCGTGCATTTATCGAGGTTTGTGGGTTACTGGATTCGGTCGAAAGAGATTACAGCGGGCGAATATTTTACGCTCATGAAAGAATACGAACGGATTAATAAATTAGAACATGGCGAAAAAAATAAGTAGCACTGATATATTCGATAAAGAGGATATTTTCGAGGGAATCAGATTATCGGCACAGAAAACGGTCGAGCAATTAATGGAGGTCGATGCGGAGTTTAAAAAATTAGCGCAGACAACGAAAGATATTTTAGGAAAATCCACAACGACTACGACTCAAGGAATCCACGATTTTACAAAAGCGACACAGGACGCAAATAAAGCCGTCGAGCAATCTGTTAAAATTGAAAAACTAAAAGCGCAAGCGGAACAGCAAGCGTTAAAGGCCGAACAGGAACGAGAAAAGGTCGCACAGCAAAAGCAAAAAACCGCACAGGCGAGAACGCGTGAACAAGAACGGTTAAATAAATTACAAGAACGTACGGCAAAATTGGCTGCGAATGAGGGCAACGCCTACAAACAATTAGAAAAACAAGCGAGGGATTTAAAAAACGAATCGAAACGGTTGGGTGCCGAGTTGTTGAATCTGGAAAAAGCGGGCAAAAGAAATACGGCAGAATATCAAAAACTTTCGGCGCAGTATTTCGATACGACAGGGGACGCACAGAAAATGGACGCCCAGTTAAAATCGTTAGATAAAACGGTCGGGGATAATTACAGAAACGTAGGAAATTACGAGGGAGCGGTTACCAATTTAAAAACCGAATTGCGTAAGTTAACGCAGGAAATGATGAACATGGACGAGGCCGACCCACGTTTTCAGGAAATGGCGACTCGGGCCGGTGAATTGCGGGACAAAATGGCTGATACAAAAGCGGTCATTCAGGCGACAGCGGGTTCCGCAGTTGAGAATTTCGGCAAGGCGTTCGCGCGTGCTGGCGAATTAGCAACGCGGGGCGTTCAGGGGGTTGTATCTGGTATGCAATTACTCGGAATCGAAGACGCTGATACGTTAAAAAATATTCAACAGTTGCAAGCGCTCGGGGGGTTGGCGGATTCGTTAGGTGCGTTGGGTGGATTAGGTGACGCATTAACAGAAATCCGTACAGGATTAACAGCGGCTGCGGTAAAATCTGGAATACTCGTACAAATCAAAACGGAGGACGTCACGGCTACGGTTGCTCAAACGGTTGCGCAGAATTCTAACACGGCAGCAATTACAGCGAATACAGTCGCCTCGGAGGCGAATATAGCAGTAAGTGCGACAGGAAACGTTGCGGACGCTGAAAGTATTTTACTAACGGAGGCAAACGCGATAGCGACTACCGAAGAAACGGTTGCAACGTTAGCGAATACAGGGGCGACAATAGC